GTCACTAACGCGCCCTAGATTAAGCACGGGAATTTGTGCGGCATTTTAACGACATGTCGAAGTCGTGGTGTTTAACGACATACCAAAGTCGAACGAACCAATCGAAATCGTTGTGATGCGAATTTTGCTAATATCGCTAATATTTTTATTTTGTTCACTTCTAATACGTTGGAACTAAATTTAAAGTGCTGACTGAGGCAACGTAACTTACCCAACACTGCAAGTTAACAGTGCTTGGATTGTAAGTACGACCGATAGATATGCCTGTATTGTTCGAGCTATTATTAATAGTAGCCGCTTCAGCTATAGAAGAAGCTAATGCATAACTATTAGAAGCATAGTACAAAGCATAACAGGTAAATCCATCACTCAATGTGAGAGCAGTTTCAGTACCAAAAGTTTCAATTTCAAACATATTGGAAGCGTTGACTTGACCATCTGGAAAAGAAGAGTTGGTAACGTCTATGATAACTTTATATATATCACCGACAGCAATTCCATTAGGATTAGTGGAAGCAACACCTGAGATATTATTAGAGCCAAACATTGACAAAATAGCTTGTGCGCCTTTTACAGCAGCAAAAGCATTAAATCCCATGTTTAGATTATACCATAATATGCGAGGTATCGGAAAAGCCAAAAGACGAGGTTGAAAATTCTCTTGTGAAAACTCAACGTCATAGTCGAATATAACATACCCAGGACTATCGGTTGTAGTAGTTTTCGACAAGAGAAACACTTCTCCGTCAGCATATTCTTCAATACCATCATGCATACCATAATCAGTCAATTTCCAATCGCTGGTAACTTTAAAGAAGGCAGAATGATTAGTCCATTGTGGACCAAGAACTGTATTCTCATCAGTAAAAACGAAGGGTAATAACTGATTGGACGTTTGATTTAAAAACACCGATGTTCTGTCTTTACTATAGTAAAACATAACATCACCATTTGCTGAAGTGGGAGAACTAGTTATATAATGAGCTGTAAATGTATGAAATTTAAATTTCATATACATACGCTGATAATTAGCTAAGACAGAATCAGCAAACGCAGCAGGAGTCAATGGCGCACCACCGCACAAAGTCCAGGTTTGAACTGAACCAGTGCCAATAGGTGAAAACATAAAATCCCTGCCACGAACACGTACTCCATTCTTGGTTTTGGTAATGATCTTACCAGCACCTCGAACAGAGTTTCCAATAGCAACCGGAGCAGTAGTGATCGATGAAACATCCCCAAAAGAACCGCGAGAACCAGATTGCATTAAAGCTTTCTTATTCTTACGAGCGGTCTTTTTGAGTTGCTTTGGCAAATTTTGTTTCACTAGAGCTAGTTTCTTTAATTCAGAAGCTATCTCAGAAGCGACAGAATTACCAGATCTTCCTCTGCTTCTACGGGTTCGAGCCATTAAAATTTTAAAGTATTTGGAGTTTTATTTCGCCTCCTCTTCCTCCGTCTCTTTATAAAACCTACAGGATGATACACTTCTCCAACAGAGTCATTGGAATAAGGTTGATAAACACTCATAGAGTTCTTAGAAGGTAATGCGTCCGCACTAGGATCCACAAAGCGACGTCTTACAGGCGCCTCTTCCGGATCGACCGGCTCATCACTATCACCAACAAAACGTCTATGCATGTATATCTCATCATCCGTATTGTTACCCTGTTCCCATCCGGGATCCGTAGCATAGTATGAAAGAACGTCTTTCTTGTATGTATCCGCATTAAGCATATAATCATACAGATCGACGCCATTCTTAACAACACCATAGACAAAACCAAATGGGCCGTATGTTCGGGTGTCGCTGAACAACTCACTACCGGCTCTCAAAGTCTGGTTACCATAAGTAACCAGGGCTCCAGCTGTTTTACCAGCGGCACCCAACTTAGAAGAGTTAGCAGAATAAATTGAATCAGCTGCCATACGATGACCAACATCCTTATAATGAGCATATGCCGAATCGTGGTAACGACTCAAAGCATCTAACTCACTCAAAGGCGGCGAGCGGCCAAACTCGACACTTTCCTGAAACTTTCCATCTGACCTATAGGGACCGGTATAGTTGGGAAGCATTTACGCCACCAACCTCCAATCCACTAAGTTCAGATCTCAAGCTCGCCTTAACAGGTATGAGCATTAGAGGGAATTCTAGATCTGGTTGTTCTGATTTAGAGCGTAGATTCAGATACATCCTCTCGAAAAATGAGAATTTATCATCATCCCACACCCACTCACGCATTATACTTGATAATGCAGACGAAACCATTCCACTAGAAACCCGCCGCAGGTTCTCAATATGTTTAGTAAATCTGACTGGAATCGCAGCAACACCTCTATTAAATGGTTTTAAAATGACACTACAGAATTCACTACCCTTTATGGAAGGATTCACCTTAATGTCAATTTCAAGACCTAATTTTCGAGATACTTCTGCGTACTGTTTTGAAGTTATGTTAAATTCTTTTAATGATTTTTGTAGAACATCATCACCTTTAACGATGATTTTATTCAACACAATTTGATCAGAAGTTAAACCCAACTCTAAACAGACTTCAATATGATGAATTAACTGACTCATAGTGTTAAAGAGAATGGTACAAAACCATCCACTTTTCATAATACCTTTGTACGTACTACGCACGATTGTCGCGTCCGATAGTATGTAATCAGCGCTCATGACTTCTTGTACAGAAGAATCAACGCTGTCACACCATTCGTTAAACTCATCATCGGTCATTTCAGGGGATTTTATGGCTAATCTTTTGATTACCAAAGCACACATAAGATAATGTTTTTCAAACATGTTGAAATCCCAGTTCTTCTTATCAGTTTCCCATAGCTCACCTTCATTCTTAAAATATTCATATAAGTGAGTATTGGAATAAGGAACTAAAGGACTGTAAGAATGTTTCATGGGACTGATGCTCCAATTTTTATTAAAAGTTTCTGCCGCGTCATAAAACACAGCAGCGTGCTTGATTAATTTATGCAATGGAAAACCAGCTATAATTCGCAACATTTGTTTTTGAATCTTCTCAATCTTGTGCGGTTCACCCTTATTAAAAACTCTACATATCATAGGTTTATCCCATTCAGAAAGTACATGATTTACAACTCCTTGAGGAGTCATAAATCTAATTGCAGCTTCATTATTCACCATTTTCTGGCAAGAATAAGGATACCCAGCAGACTTTGAATCACCGACAATGCTTGAATTAATAATATCGTCAAGCGCAGCACGGTCTTTAAAACCTTTCTGCACGACAAACCTATTCATACTAAGCATTTTTATCGCTATTTCAACAGCTTGAGCATTTACTCTCGAAGCTGCTGCCGAACCTATGGTTCTAACCCTCTCACCAAACAAATCGAGAGACTTAAGCAAAGAAGTTCTTTCAATATCATTCGTAAAGTTTGGAAACTTATACTTAGTAGGCTCATAACCTAAATTAGTAAGTTGTTTACCAATATCTTCACGTTTAAAATACTGAACAACAGAGGGGACTTCCTTAGACAACTTAGGAATTTGCATAGGAGCTATTCCTTTGTCTGGCAAAATAGAATAATTTTGTACTAAGGTGTCAACCTTGACATCCTTCTTTCTCTTACGCACTCTTCGATTATGCGCGCGGCTAGCTCCAGAGTAATCGCCTAAAGACATCGACGAAGTATCACTAAGTGTTAACTTTGTCTCTATCTTAGGAACTGGTACATTGTGCGGATTATTGTAATGATCTACGTCATCGTACATCAATATCTTCTCACGCATGTCGCCATGTTCCGGGTAAACTCTAGGAGAATCGCCACGTTTAGCATATATATCCTCAAAATCATAAAAATCTCTGAGATGCTGTCGTCCACTTGGAGTTTTCAGATACGCGATTGCCTCTGAAAGATCTCTATCTCGGGGAGAGACAGGTCTTTTTCCAGTGTCTATAAACAGGTTATCACCTTCTACAGATTCATCAAGAAAATCAATATGACCTTCATCATCCCTTCCATAAACGAAATCTTCAAATTCACCACGAGTTGAAAGTTTTCCTTTCAGACTACGGTATCCTCTTACTAGTACGTCATTAAGTTGATAGTTAGATTCTTTCTGAGGTAACATCCTCAGAATAAATTCAATTCTAACAGCTTGATTCGCTGTTGGGACTCCTGTGACATGCATAGCCACAATATCTTTGCCCTGATACAATGGAAAACCAGAGTGTCCAGGTGCAGTTGATGCTGTGTGCTGCACTAAGTAATCATTAACATGTTTACTCGTAACGCCAGGAGCGCCCACTAAGCAAGAGTTTCGAATACCAACCGAAGTAATCGGTTGGTTCCAACAACTAGCGGCAAAAGTGGACTTACCCACTCCAGCGCCAGCCCAAAAGATTTCATCCTTTTCAACAATGTGAACATCTAGGACTGATGATTTGCTCAAGTTGACAGCAGAAGAAAAATCTTCAATATCAACGAGTATCATCTTATCAACTACAATTTTCACTTTGCGAGAAAGAGAATCTTTAGCAACACGGGCGTAGTAGAACTCAGAATTACCGTCAGATATCACATCCGCGACGTGTCCAGCCGTAACGAGATAATTCTCAATACGGAAGAAACCGCCTAATACCGAGTGTGTGTCATTATTCTTTTGAATAAACACTCCTATGGGTTTTTCAGTGATGTCTCGATAACTGCTATTGGGCATTGACATTTCCACTTGAGTTACCGGGGGAGCGAATCTTGCTAAAAATCTTCTCTCTCCGCAAACTATGTGGTATATCTTACCTTCTAGATTCTTTTCTATACTAACTACCGTCGCCTCTTCTTCAAAAATTCCTTCATCATAAAGTTGTTCAGGCTTACAGGAATAACGTAACTTTCGCATACGCCATCGCTTCCACCAATCAATGGGGTAAGTAAATGATACTTTAAATGGTACAACCAGCAAATAATGTACTGGGATCCATAAAAATTTATTCCAAACGTATTTGAAATTCATAAATAGGATACTCACTAAAACACCACAAACAACGCCTATCAAGCCATCCATATAAGTGGATGCTTGAACACTAATTGTGGACGCAGCGCCAACAACTGGAACTGCTAGTAACAACGCTATGAGAAGAATCGTTTTCTGTATCTGCACCCCTGACATATATGAATAATTATCATGAATATCCAATATATCAGTGGACACATATCCTTGCGTAGATAAAAATCTATAAGGATTGTAATCCAACAACTCTCCAAAGAGATTGTTGTGCATATCACGACAAATCGCATCTACACAGATATGTTCTGTAACAGTTTCCAATTCTGGAACGCCCGATATGTAAGAAAGAAC